ATGAAAAAGTAGCCAAAAAAAATAACCACCTAACAATAGAGATGCCGTATAAACTGCGCAAAGCACCTAACAGAGACTTATATTGGGTTGTAGGGGAAGATGGCACTAAACATAGTAAAGAACCATTGCCCCGAGAACGGGCCGAGGCGCAGATGCGAGCGTTATATTCGGCGATGCGTGGTGGCGTTTCTATGTCTAAAAAGGCGTTTGTAAAAGAACACGAACACTTGATCCGTGTATTGAACACTGGTAAGCGCTCCGACCTTGTGCGTGAAGCCCGAGATCAAGCGAAGGAACTCAAAAAGATAAGAGGTGGCGCAACACCGAAGGAACGAGGCAATGCGTCCTATCTGCGTCAAAAATATTCGTTGCCGAACAGTCTCATTGATTACGAACACACGGACAAAGATGGCAATGCGTTCAGTATTCGCGATCTGGTAAATAACGTCATCCACAGTCGCACACTGAATCCGCTTTCTGCTGGCCACCCTATGGCCCGTGTGCTGAACGCGACTGGCATTGCCGAATTAGAACGGTTATTCAGAGCATACATTGCTGAGATCACGAATAACGCTTGGACATTGAAAGAAAGAAGCGACGAAGAGCCGTGGGACGGCACTCCCGATTATTTTTTCGGGTCTGTTGCTTCTGTGCCGACGGCCCGTGCGAGTTCGGCAGAGGCGAAGGCACCGATTGGATCTGAGCCGGTCAAGCCCGTTGAACGGGCAAAGTCGTCCGAAATGGCGAAGGAGCCACCGAAGAAAGCACAACCGGCACCACCACCGGAAGAAGAAGAAGTCGTCGTGCGTCGTGGCGCACCGCCTCGTATGCCACCGTCCAGATTGGGAGATGCCTCGGAGGAAGCACCTCCAGCATCGCCGAAAACCAGAAAGCCCGCATCGCCACCGGCAAGTCAAGAATCAGCATCAGAGGCAGAGGCACCAGCACCAGCACCAGCACCAGCACCAGCACCGAAACCATCGGCACCCGCAAAAAAGAAGGAGACTCCAGCACAGAAGAAGAAGAGGGAGCAAGAAGAGAGAGAGGAGGAGGAAATGCGATTGTTAGAAGTTGAATCTAAGAGGGGTATAAAAGAAAGAGAGGCCGAGAAAAAAAGAATATATGCGGAGGCTATTGGTGTTGTAGAGAAAAGATTCAAACCGCTTCTCATAACCAGTTTAGAGAATGTAAAAAGGAACACAACAGCAACTGAAAGTTTTGACGCGATAGACAAACAATTGAACGAGTTATTAAAACAGAAACAAGACCTTGTAGCGTCAAAAGATATGGATCCAGCAAAACTAAGGTATGCGCTCAATGAATTAGAGGAGGCTATAAAACGGAAGAGAAAAATAGGGAGAGCATTCTTAGACGAGTCTAATGAGACGATGGCTGAATCAGACAGACTAAGAAACGAAAGAAAAAGAATCTTAGAACTTCTCCTCAAAACATTTGTAGATATATTCGGAGAAGAGGAAGGTTCGGAAGAGTTTAAAAAACTGGACGATGAAGTGCTAACTCCTCTGAAACAACGGATAATGGAAGAAAATAAAGGCAAAGGGCGCTATCGTGGAGCCGGTCCCATTCCGTCTCGGTCTCTGCTCCAGCAGATGGCAGAGGCATCCTATTCACAGTCGCCACCGCAAAAACTTGACACCCTCCAACTCCTCAGAGCAACGCCGACGCTCAAGTTTTATAAGGATGGTGACACGATCGTCGTCGCCATTCGTGGCACGGTGCCGACCAATGGCGATGATGTGAAGGCGGACGCACTTATTGCCGTGGGGCAACTGGAATCGTCCAGTCGCTACAAGAATGATGAGGCGACTCTGCGTGACTTACAGACACAGTTTCCCCCAACACAGTTTGACTACTATGGCGTTGGTCATAGCCTTGGTGGTGCGATCCTTGACTTGTTTCTCAAGAAGGGTTTTCTGAAGAACGGTGTATCCTACAATCCCGCCGTTCAGCCGACGGATTTCGCCAATACTACTCTTCCCAACGAACGCATCTATCAATCGGGTGATCCGTTGCTCGGGCTTATGGGCCGTCATCTTGAGAAGAAGCCGGAGGTTCGCACACCTCGCAAGAAAAACTGGTGGGAGAAGGCGCTCAGTTATGTGCCGTATGCCGGCAAAGCGTATGATTATTATGCGGATCATAGACTCTCTAACTTTGTCGGTGGAGGAAACAAAAAGTTTATGACGCAACTCAGAAAGGAGGGCATTGAACCTTCGTCGTATCTCAAAGAGGCACAACGGAGAGCCAAGGAGGCTGGACTCGCATACAAATTACTCGGGTTCGCCGATGATGGCGTTCATAAACTCGCTATTCCAGATGAGAACGGAAAAGTGGAGCGCTTTGGGAAGGTGGGCTATAACGATTTTCTGATTTGGTCACACTTGGAAAAGGCTCAAAGTGTGCCGAAGGGGACATCGGCAAAATACCGGGAGCGTTTCCGCAAATCGCATTCAAAGATGCCGGGCGATTGGAAGCGCAATCCCTATTCCCCAAACAATCTGGCGATACAGATCTTGTGGTGAGTTTCAGTTGTAGGCGTTCATAGATCTGCTTTTCTAACTGCGCACACGCACCACAGCACGCAACACAATTATTGTGAGAGCAGAAGGCCTTTGGCCTACTATCAAAGACTGGTAAAACACAGTGTTTGATAGTAGCAATGTGAGGGAGCGTATTATTCATCTTCTATTATTTGATGTTTAATTTTGTTTGAAGATCGGGACGCATTACGCATAAGAGGGATTCACAATCCACCAAATATAGCCCTTACCCTCATCGGCAGCGCCAAGAGACGAAGTCACAGTGAAAGAAGTGGCGGTCTTGGCCGTTACACTCAAAACACCCGTCGCAGCCACATACACTACGGCGGGAGGAACCGCACCACTATATTCAACTTGAGGAGCCACAAAAACATAAGCAAACTGATCGGACGCAGCAGTAGTTACGGTATCAACACCAACGCTTCCAACACCGAATACACCACGCCCAATACACTGCGCAACAAAAGCGTTGGTTTGGATAGTCAGACCGTCGCAATTCACCAGACCAGTCTCTATTTGCCCGACCAACTTCTGGATAGGAATACCCAGAATACTTTCCGGAACCGTCACTTGATTAACTGTTGTGACTTGAGCAGCACTCCCCGAGCCAACTTCAAGATAAGTTTTAACAAGGGCGCTCGGAGTTATAACCGAATCACCATACACTTGACACTGGCTATCAACAGCACCGTTAATAACTTGCGAAGCCATCTTGTATTATACCCTTTACGAATATTATTTTTATCAGAAGTTATTCTGAGGAGTTTTACATTAACCGGGCAGATAGACCACGGTGACGGCGACCGCCGGTGCCAGCGCCCGTGCCAGCGCCCGTGCCAGCGCCCGTGCCGTAGCCTACTGCCGAGAGGCCGGACCGAACATTGCCCATCATCCCCTCCTCGGGGAGCATCCCCTTCACCGCCGACACCATCGGCTTCGTCTTGTCATACACCTCCTTGGCCTTGGAGAGAACGTTCGCGAGCGATCCGAACATACCAGCGCCACCCACATAGCGCTGGAGCATATCGCGCGTCGCCGTAGGCGCGAGCGGTGCCGAGATAATGTCTTGCTCGGAGAGGACACCCTTGATGATACGAGACGAGCCACGGATGGACTCAAAGAAACCAGAGTTCGCCGTGATCACATACAACTGGGGCGACGCTTGCGTCACCGCCGAGGTGTTCTTCACCGTGAGATTGAACTGGAAAGTGAAGTTGCCCACGAGCGACGGCGCTTGGCCCACTTGGAGCGTGATGTCTTGCGACGGCTTCAGCACGAGGAAACCACCGACCAGAGGGAAACGGCCGGCAGCGCCACCGCCCGGCACCGCCGAACTGCCACCGAGCGATCCCGTGAATAGAGCAGAGCCGGAGTGCGCCTCACCCACCCACGAGTTGAAGTCCATATCCAGACCGTTCTTCACGGACATCGCATACAACTGCTCTGCCGTCTGCGACGAGAGCAGACCAGCAAAGTTGTCAAAATTGACCGTGAGAGGAGCCGTGATGCCGTCGGCTTGCGTGGCCACCGGGAAATACCAATCGCCTTGGGTGTTGTCGGCAGCCAAAACCGACGCTTGGGGCTTGACATAGATGATGAAAAGGTCGGGAATCTGGGGCAGAGTGATGGTCTGCGACTGGATCTGCTGAGTCGCACCGGGCGCAATCGCCGTGCCTTGATACTGCGTAATGTAACGGGGGAACTCCATATACGGCACGACCGACTTCGGGGGCAGAGGCACATCCAGCGAAGGCGTGAGAAACTGAACATTGACACGGGAGTTCTGGAAAACACTGCTGACATTCTGATTGTAAGAGCAAACCGAGATCTGATTGTTGAAGGCCGTAGTGGAGCGGACAATACGGCTCGGGGCTTGTAAGTTCATAATCAACTGAATGTTGTTAATGCCGAAGAGGCCCGTGTCCCACTCGTGGCAGTCCGAGAAGACGAACGGCGACAGCACGAGTTTCTCCGTGGAACCCCAGCGGAAAAAGATCGGGTAGGAGAGGCCAGCGCCTTGACCGAGGAGGGTCCAGCCGGAGCCGGGGTTCGTAGGGAGAATACCGGCAACGGGCGCACCAGTTGCGCTCCATACACCGCCAGAATACAGCACGAGAGAACCAGTCGGATATGTCGTCGCAGCAGCCCACTGAAGAGGAATACACGGCTGACCGTTGATCGCTGCGTAATTCGCACCAGCATAAGCCGGCCACGCACCAACAATCGCACCGGGAGTCGTGTAAGAAGTCGCAAGCAGATTGCCCGTGGGATCCGTATAGACTACATTATACCAAGCACCGTTCGGGACCTCGGCGAAGTCCGTAGCGAGTTCATAGCCAGCCAGAGGGCTATTCACAGCGCCGGCAGCGTCGTTGTATGACTGATACTTATCAAGCATCGTCGGGCAAGTGCGCTGGAGGCGATTCTTCTTGTAGTCAGTCAGACGGAGAACCTCCTTGAGAACATCTTGCGAGTTGATCACGCTCGTGGTGTCGTTGATCGTCGCCGTCAGCGTGGAGCAGAGCGAGTTCAGCGGGAAAGCACAGAGCGCCCAGTCGCGACCATACTGCGCAATGGGCGCACCTTGGATGGGCGAAGCAGAAAGAACAGTGTTGAAAGTCATAAACACCGTGCTGGACCACTCCAGCGCACGATCTACATACACGTTCTCGCTCGGCACGTAGATGTTGTAAGTGTGCTGGGACTGGGTCGCAGCGATCGCGTTAAAGGGCGCATTCGTAAGCGAAAGCGCACCCTTCTCCACAGCATACTTCGGGCGACTCTGAACAATACGGGAGTCAAAGACGGCTAACTTCTCAATGTCACCACTCATCTTGTATTATACCCTTTACGAATATTATTTTTGCCCGAGATAATCTTAGAACTTTATGAAAGTCTGAGATTAGCAATGAAAGGACGGGAGACTCAAGGGTTCGTCTTTGTCATACCCGCATCCTTGTGCTTGAACATAACTTTGACGGACACCGAGGACAAGTTGAACATATTGATAG